CGGTTGCGCTCACCTGCTACCGTGGCCCGAGCTCGCGGCGGATGCATGGGCGGGGTGCGCGCTGGCGCGCCTCGCCCTCGACGTGGCGCCGTACCTCGCCGTGATTCGTGGGCTCGACGCGGGGGACTACGCCGAACGTGCACGCGCGGTGTTTGCCGGTGGCAGTGCCTGCAACGAGGAGAGACAGACCCAATGAGCACCATCGCTGTACCCAAGGACGTCAACCTCCGCCACGGTCTCAGCGGCGGTCGGACGACGAAGAAGATCAACCTGACGCAGGCCACCTGGCACGCGGCCTTCGCGGGCGGCGCCGGGGCGATCGACGTCAGCGCCGGCTTCACCGACCCGGACTCGACCGAGGCAGACCGCGTGCCCGAGCTGGCGCTCACCGCGGGCGGCACCCCGGGCGCCTACACCCTGACGGGCACCTACGACAGCAAGGCGATCACGGAACAGATCACCACGGTGGCTGGCTCGACGGTCAAGGCCACCCAGCCCTTCGACACGATCACCCGCGTCCAGGGTCCGGACCCCGGGGGCGGCAAGAGCGTCACCCTCTACAAGGGCGACAGCTGGGCGAACCCGGCGGCTCGCTGCGTCCAGGTCGGCACGGTCGGCGACGTCGCCTGCCAGCTGGAGGGCGAGAGCGCGGTCAAGACGGTGGACGTACCGCTGCCCGGCGACTGGGAGCGCTGCGTCCAGCGGGTGGCGCACAGCGGCAGCGGGACCACCGCCGCCAAGCTCTGGTTCGTCTGGTAGGACCCCGCAAAGGGGCCCCCGTGGGCCCGGCGTCCGCTGACCTGCAATCCTCCGCGCCATGACCTTGGTCGCCTTCGCCCCCGCGCCGGAAGCGGACAACGGCGCCGCGCAGCTCCGCAAGGCGCTGATCCCGGCGAGGCTGCCGACCTCGGAGAACTATCGGCGCTACTACGGCCGGGCGGTCGACCCGAACGTCATCCAGACGGCGATGCTCAACGCCGACGCCGGGCTCATGGCGGAGCTGACCGATCTCGAGGACGAGTGCCTCGGCAACGATCCGTCCGCTAGCTCCGTGCTCGTCAAGCGCTTCGGCTCGATCGCCTGCCTGCCCCAGGACCTCACGGCCGCCAAGGGCAAGGGCATCGACGAGGTGCTGGCCGAGGAGATCGCCGACGGCGTGCGCCAGCACATGGCGCAGATCCCCCACTTCGCCGAGCGGCTCTACGACCTGGCCTGGGCGCTCTACTACGGCCGCGGTGCCCAGGAGCTGCACTGGCGCCTGGGCGGCTCGATCCTCAAGTGGGAGATCGAGGAGCTGGCGTGGATCAACGCGCGCCGCCTCAGCTTCGGGCCCGAGCGCGAGATCCAGCTGGTCGACGCCTACAACCGGCGCGGCAACTTCCAGCCCGAGGGCTTCGCGCTCCGCGACTTCCCCCACAAGTTCATCTGGTGGACCCCGCGGCTGTTCAACGTCTACCCGGAGCGCGAGGGACTCGGCCCCCGGATGCTCTACTGGATGTTCTTCAAGCGCTTCAGCTGGCGCATGAGGATGCTGCTCACCGAGATCTTCGGCATCCCCTGGCGCATCGTCAGCAGCGACAAGGACGCCAACGTCCAGGCCGACGCGCTCAAGGCGATCGCCGACGAGGTGGAGAACCTCGGGCAGGACAACACCGCCTGGATCCCGGCGGGGGCGAAGCTGGAGATCGTCTTCCCCGACGGGCGCTCCGGCAACCTGTTCGAGGTCACCAACAACGACGTGGATCGCCAGCTCGCCAAGCTCGTGCTCGGCAACACGGGGACCACCGACGGCGAGCAGAGCAACCGCTCCAACGCGATCATCCAGAAGAGCGAGCAGGACATCATCCTCACCCGCGACGCCCAGGCGCTCAGCCAGCGGGTGCAGTGGCAGATCGTCAAGCCCCTGGTGCTACTCAACTGGGGGCCGCGCGCGCTCAGCCACATGCCCACCTGGCGGCTGCGCACCGACCCGCCGCGCGACACCGAGAAGGCGCTCAAGAACGCGGGGCTCGTGCTCGACATGGGCCTGCCGGTGGCCGAGCAGCAGATCCGGGAGATCAGCGGACTGCGCCGGCCGGACATCAACGAGACCCAGATCATCAAGACGGGTGGCGGCGGCGTCGACCAGTTCGGCAACCCCTTGCCCCCTCAGGTGAAGGTCGTCGACCCGGGCGCCGACCCGAAGAACAACGTGGACGACATGAAGGCGCAGAGCGGCGAGCTGGAGGGCGGCGGCACCGACGAGGCCGTGGCGCGCGCCGTCGCCGACATGCTCGAACGCTGCGGCGTCAAGCTCACCCCGCAGGCGGCGCTCATGCTCGGGCAGATGCCCGACCAGCTCCGCAGCAAGGCGATCGAGACGCTGATCCTGGAGCGCGCGAGGCAGCTCGATGGCGCCCAGGCCTGACCGGCTGGCGCGCGCCTTCGCCCGGTGCATGCTGGCCGGGGCTCGGCGGGCCACCCCGCTGGACGCCATCGTCGCCGAGCTCGGGGCGGCGTCCGAGGCCGTCACGGGGCTGCTCGACAAGACCCTCGAGGGCATCGAGGCGGCCATCGACCTCGAGCACGCGGTGGCCCTGATAGCGGGGCGGATCGAGCGGGCGCCCTGGGACGACTTCGCGGCAGCCTTCTACCGGGCGGGCCTGCGGGCCGCGATGATCGGCGCGGACGACTCAGACCTCGAGGGCCAGGAAGAGGAGCCGGTCAAGCCCGAGGCGTTCTCCCGGAAGCCGTGTCTGCTGCCGCTGCTGCTCGCCAAGAAGGACGTGTCGGAGTTCATCGAGTCCGGCAAGCTCCGCCCCAAGCCATTCGACGAGGCGATCGCCGCGTTCGAGGCGAAGCAGATCGTGACGCGCGACGTCTTCGACAGCATGGCGGCAGAGCAGCGGGCGAGGGCGTTCACGGTCGCGGGACAGACCTCGACGCGCGCGATCAAGGTGATGCGGGACGAGCTGCTGCGAACGATGAAGGAGGGCAACTACGGCAAGGGCGCGGCGGAAAACGACCTGCGTGCCTTCAGGAAGAAGCTCGCGGAGCGCTGGCAGAGCGCCGGGTTGAGCGCTGCCGCCTCGATGCCCGCCCCATCCCACCTCGAAACGGTGTTCCGCAATGGCGTCATGGGAGCCTATGCGCAGGGCCGCACGGCGCAGATGACCCAGCCGCACGTGCTGGCTGCCAGACCCTACTGGCAGGTGATGACCGTCAACGACGGCCCCCCGCGCCAGCGCAAGACCCACCAGGCCGTCCACGGCTGGGTGATGCGCGCCGACGATCCGGGCTGGCAGCAGACGGCTACCCCGTTTGGCATGAATTGCCGCTGTAGACTCGTCGCCCGAAGCTCCGCCTGGGTCGAGAGGTCCAGCCCGCACATCCACAGCGGGCCGCTCCCCAACCTGCCCGACCCGGGCTGGACGACCACCCCGCCGCCGGTGGTGTCGATCCCGGAGCCGGCCAGCCCCGAAGCGCAGCCGCCTCCTGAGCTGGGGCGAGAGCAGCAGCAGTCGCCGGCCCTCGGCCCGCCGCCAGCCCGCGGCCCAGCGGAGAAAGACGGCTACCAGCCGCTCACCCCGCGCCACGCGTCTTTCTCCACGGGAGTGCATTCGACCGAGGGCGTGACGACGGGCGGTAAGATCATGCCGGACGACGTCACCGATGCGATCGGAGGGCTCCACAAGGAGACGCTGGCCATGCTGGAGCACCGACCGCTCCAGGCAATCCGGGTCGGCGCCGGGGAGGGGTCGCATGCGTACTATGACGAAGATCTCCGCCACATTGTTCTCGACCGATACTCCTCCCCGGTGGCAAAGACGGGCGCCAAGGTCGGCGAGGCCCGCTTCATGACTGACGTCGCAGAGAAGGGCGCAGAGAAGGCGGCGCTGCTAGAGCACGAGATCGCCCACCATCTCCAGGCGAGCCTGGAGACGATCGATCCCCAGGCCTTCAAGGCCATAGGCCGCAGCTATCGGAAGAAGAAGAAGGCGATCACGGAATGGAAGCGCAGCCAATCGCTTGTCAGGAAGCGCCCCCTCCCGGTGGTCTCGGAATACGCAACCCACGACGAGTGGGAGTATTTCGCCGAGAACTACTCGGCCTGGCGGCTAGATCGGAAGGCGTTGAAGGCACTGGACCCGGACGGCTATAATCTGGTGGCGAGGGTGATCAAGTCGTTCGAGAAGAGCATTAAGGCGGCGGCAAAGTGACTCAAGAGACGGAACACCCGGACGTGTGGGACGCGATGGACGAGGCATGGCAGGCCGTCGTGGCCGCGCGCAAGACCGTCGCGGAGCTGTCATTGTTCGGCGCCGCTGTGGCCATCGCCCGGACCCTGCCGCCCGGCGAGGAGCGCGATCTGCGGCTCTACGGAATGAACGAATACAGGCTCATGCGAGGCTTGCCCCTCCCGGACGGTTTGCCGCTGGTCTAGCAAACGTCCCCTTGGCCGTCCCCGGCGTCGCCGTGTTCCCTCGCGGACATGGCACTCTCCGTCGTCCAGGTTGACTCCCTCGCCGTCGTCTCCGACCGGCAGGCCGTTCCCAAGGCGCTGAAGACCCTCCGCGACGAGTCGGAGGCTCGGCTCGCGGCCATCGAGGCTGGGGAGCTGCCCAACCAGTGCCGTTACGTCATGACCACGGACGTGGCCGACCTCGGCTCGTTCACGGTCGCCCAGGACGGCGTGACCGGCATCGAGGGGGACTACGTCCTGCTCGCCAACCAGACGACCGCCGCAGAGAACGGCGTCTACGTGCTGGGGGCGGTCGGCGGCGGCACCTGCGCCCTGACCCGCGCCGACTGGATGCCCGCCGATCTGGTGCTCCGGAGCGGCTACACCGTCCGCGTCAGCGAGGGGACGCTGTTCGCCAACACCAACTGGTTCATCCCCACCACCGGATCGATCACCATCGGGACCACGGCTCACACCTGGTACCCCGAGAGCGTCACGCAGTCGATCGTCCTCGTCGCCGGCACCAAGACCGTGTCGAACGTGCCGATCCTGAGCACCACCAAGAGCGCCGTCATCCTGACCCGCCAGGCCGCCGACACCTGCGTGGCCACCGATGGCGGCTACCACGCGACCAACGGCGGGGCGACCGGGCTCACGGCCGGCACCGTCGGGACCGCCGCCGCCATCATCGAGGCCTGCGTCCTCGCCGGCACCATCAACGTCGCCGACGTGTCGACGCTGCACTGCACCATCGTCAACCGCTGACCTCAGCCCATGACCCTCCGTCTCCTGCTCGACAGCTCCCGCCAGCTGGGCCGCTTCGCCCGGCCGGTCAAGCTCGCCACCGAGGCGGCCGCGGCGAACGACAACGGGGCGGTGTGGGTGCAGGTCGCCGCCGAGGGCGAGTTCAAGGGCCACCCTGCCGGGCCGTTCACGCTCACCGAGGCCGTCTTCGACCAGGTGATCGGCAACTTCCGGAGTCACCCCTCCTATGCCGCGGGGCCCGAGGGCATGGGCGCTTCGCGCGTGGTGGCCTGGGACTTCCACCACAAGAGCGAGACCGACGACCCCTCGATCGCCATCCAGGGCGCCCCGGCGCAGGGCTGGGTCCTCGAGCTCGAGAAGCGCAAGGGCCCGGGCGGCTGGCAGCTGTGGGCGCTCACCGAGTGGCTCGAGCCCGCCCGCTCCTACGTCCAGCAGGGCAAGTACCAGTGGGCGAGCATCGCCGTCTGGCCCGAGTCGGTGGACCCGAAGACGGGCGAGGCGATCGGCTGGTACCTGAGCAGCGTCGCCCTCACCAACGACCCGTTCATCCAGGGCATGGCGCCGCTGGCGGCGTCTCACCGACGGGGCCGCAAGGGCCGCACGCTGGAAATGCCGGAGGCCATCGAGCACGCCCTCGAGGAGCTCCACTGGATCTTCGGCCTGCCCGAGCTCGCGACCCTCGCGGAGATCACCGCCGAGCTCGCCAAGCTGCGCGCGATGGCGACCGGGACGATGGCCCCGCCGCCCGGGGTGGACGTCTCCAGCTTGCTCAACCGGCTTCGGCGCATGCTGAACTTGCCCACGTTGGCGACGGACGCAGAGACCCTCGCCGAAGTCGACAAGCTCATGGCCGCCATCGCGGCCGCCGCTGCAGCCCCCCCACCACCCGTTCAACCACCTCCCCCCGCACCAGCTCCACCGCCGGTCGCAGCCGACAGCAAGAGGACCAGAACCATGAGCCTTCTCCTGGAAATCGCCAAGCTCCGCAAGCTCCCCACCGTGACCACGGAGGAGGAGGCGAAGGACGCCATCCTCGCGGCCATGTCCAAGGGCGAGGCGGCCGAGAGCCAGCTCCGGTCCATCCTCCAGGCGCTCGGCCACGAGGACGTGGACGGGGCGGTCGCCAAGATCGCCGAGCTGCTCGCCAAGGCGAAGCAGCTGCAGGACGCCCTCCCCGCCATCGCCGGCCTGAAGGCGAAAGCCGCGAGCACCGAGGAGGAGGTCGAGGAGGCCGAGGTCGATCAGGCGATCGCCGCGCACCGCCTCCCCGCCGAGATCAAGCCGGCGCTCATGTTCATGCGCTCCGGCGGCGTGGCCTTCAACAAGGACGACGACGACGCCAAGTGGGCGGACGTGGCCGCCAAGAAGAAGCTCGCCCGCGAGAGCTTCCTCAAGGCCTACCCGCTCCCCGAGCCCGGCCAGGGCCATCTGCTCGACGCGGTGGCCACCCATCGCGGCGTCGACCAGCCCCACAGCCCGTGGCTGCGGTCGCTCGAGATCGGCGCCGACGGTCGCGTGCGCACTCCGGCCGCTCCGCCCCCGGCGCCCACCAACGGCCCGCGCGGCATCCTCGCCGAGGTCGAAGCGTGCCCCGGCGCCAACATCACCCTCAAGGCGATGAACTACCTCCGCGGCAAGGCCGGCGGCGACAAGCTCACGCACGAGGAGTGCCACGAGCAGGCCAGCCAGCTGCTCAGCTCGCTGCGCTCCGGCGGCCGCGCCGCCTGACCCGCCCCACCGTTTCAACCGCTCCCTTCAGCCCCATCCCCATCTGACACGAGGAAACCATGGCCAAGCCGACCCGCATCGTCCCCGACAAGGGCGTGATCTCTTGCTACAACGGCACGGGGACCGACCTCGCCGCGAACGTCATGGTGATGACCTCATCCGGCGGCGCGCGGTACGTCAAGCTCCCGAGCGGAACCACCGTAGCGCTCTACGGCGCCACGATGGACGGCGGCATTCCCAACGGGGAGTGGGGCGACGTCCAGGTGGACGGCGTGGCGCTCGTCAAGGCCGGCGGAGCGCTGGCCACGACCGGCATCCAGTGCATGGCGAAGACCGACGGCAAGCTGCAGGCCTACTCGGCCGCCGCTGGCGTCAACGCGGCGCCCGCCGGGCAGCTGCGCAACACCGCCGCTGCGGAGGACGACCTCTGCGAGCTCGACTTGCGCGGCTGCGGAACCATCCAGCAGGGCGCCTAGCCCCTGACCTTCTCTGAGGCGCGTCCGGATCGCTGCGGACACGGGCGCGCCGCTCCAACCAACCCACCATTCCCCCCCTCGGAGCCCCCACATGTCCGCAGAGCAGATCACCCTCAAGCTCGCCAACGACGCGCCCGGTATCGGCCGAGCCGGTCAGCTCGTCACCCTGGCGCTCACGCCGGCGGACGTGCACGATCCGACGGAGCTGCCGACCTACCTGGCCGGCTACAAGCCCGCCGGCTATCGCGCCGACGAGGTCTCCGAGCCGGTCCTGGTCGACAAGGACTCCGACAAGTATCGGACGTTCGACAGCGAGGACACGTTCCGAATGGTGAACGTCAAGGGCTCGATCCAGGGCGCCGTGCCCGAGGTCGACCCCAAGAGCGCGCTCACCACCTACAAGGTCGTGGACCGCTTCATCGGCAGCTTCATCCCCGAGGTGACCGAGCAGAACGCGGCGCCGAACTACCGGATCCGCCAGCGCGCCATGCGGCGCTGCCGCCGCGCCCTCGACCTCGATCGGGAGTACGACGTCTGGACCACGCTGGCGACGCTGGGCAGCTGGAACGCCGCCAACCGGACCACCCTGGGCGCGACGTACAAGTGGAACGGCGGCTCGGTCAGCGACCCGATCGTGGACCTGCAGACCCGGATCATCGCCTCGCTGCAGCCGGTGACCGACATCTGGTTCAACCACCAGGTGAGCTTCGACTTCATCAACCACGCCAAGGTCCGCGACCACCTGCGCACGATGCTCGGCGACAACGGCGCCAACAGCATCCTGCAGGGCGTGGTCAACGCCGACCGTGCGCTCACCGACTTCATGATCCCCGGCCTCGGGCGCTTCCACGTCGTCGCCGGCAAGTACCTCAACGAGAGCGCCAGCACCCACGACTACATCCTGGGCAGCGACGTGGTGCTCACCGTGAGCCCCCCGGGCGGCGTCCCGCAGGACGGCGAGGAGATCGCCACCAGCATCACCTTCCGTCGCCGCGGCAACGCCGGCGTCGGCTTCGAGACCCGGGAGTACCGGATCGAGAATCGCGGCCCGCGCGGCGGCACCATGGTGGTCGTGAGCCAGGCGGACGTGATGAAGATCACCGGCTCCACCTGCGGCGGCCTGATCAAGAGCGCCCACCAGTAGGCGCTGAGCTGAGCGACACCACCCCCAACGTCGGGCGGTCAGGCGGGAACGCTGCGGACCCGCCCGCTCAACCCCCTGCAGAGGAAGCACATGAGCGACGTCATCACCCCCGACATGATGGACGAGATCGTCGAGGAGCTCGGCGCCGACCGGGCCGTCATCGAGGAAGCCGTGGGCCGCGAGCTCACCGAGGACGAGAAGGCGGAGCTGCGCAAGGCGAAGGACCGGTTGCGCAAGCGCAAGGCGCGCCAGGCGGACGCCCCGCCCGACGACGAGGTGGAGGCCACTGCCGACGTGTCGACCCCGCCTCCTCCCCCGAGCGAGCCGCCCCCTCCCCCAGCGCGTCAAGCGGACGCTCCGCCCGCGCCAGCTCCCCAGCCAGCCCCGGTGCTCAAGCTCGAGCACACCGGCCGCTGGAAGGTCCTGAGCCCCATCGACTACCAGTCGTCGAAGACCGGCCTGCGCGCCCGCGCCGAGATCGACTCCGCGGTGGACGACCTGTCGCCCGAGGACGTGGCGCACTTCCGGGCCGCCGGGACGATCGAGCCCGAGCTGAGCTGAGGCGCCCATGGCGGACCTCGTCACCCAGGCGGACGTCGAGCAGGCCTTCGGCGCCCGCCCGCTGGTGCAGCTGCTCGACGACGACCAGGACGGCACCGCCGACGCCGCGCTGGTCAGCTGGATGCTCACCACGGCGAGCACCCGCGCCCGAGGGATCCTCTACCGGGCGTTCCCGAGCGAGGCGAAGATCGACACCATCGTGGCCGCGGACGAGTCGGTCAAATACGACGTCTGCTGCATCGCGATCGGGGTGGCCGGCGGGCGCAAGCCCGGGCTGCTGAGCGCGGACGGCGAGACCCCGTACACCAAGGTCGGCCTCATGGGGGAGAAGCGCCTGCTGCAGATCGTTCGCGGCGAGCGGCGCGCCATCGGCGAGGCCGCCGGCGGCACCAACGAGCTGTTCAAGAGCCAGGTCACCCCGACGCGGGACAAGGTGTTCGGCGCGACGGCTGCCGACCCGAAGGGCCCCGGGGGCTTCTAGGAGGCCCTGGGAGCCGTGGCCGAGCTGTTCCGCGTCCAGACCCGTATCGTCGGGCTCGACCCCATCCTGCGGGACCTGGGGCGCAAGGCGGACGACGCCAGCCCGATCATGGCGATCATTGCCGAGGACCTCGCGGCTGCCGTCTCCGATCGCTACGAGAGCGAGGGCGACGGCGAGTGGCCGCCCTTGGCGGACGCGACGCTCCGGCTGAGGCGCGCTGGCGGCGCGAAGATCCTGCAGGACTCGGGCATTCTCGCCGGCTCGACGCAGCCCAGCCACGGCCCCGACTTCGCCGAGGCGACCACCGACGTGGACTACATCAAGTTCCACCTCGATGGCGGCGAGAAGATCCCCAAACGCAACCCGTTCGAGATCGATGAGCGGATCTTCGACGAGGCCGAGGCGCAGCTCCTGGAGTGGCTGGTCGGATGAGCATCGGGCAGACCAAGGCGATCCGGCGGGCGATCATGGGCGTGCTCCGGCCGCTGTCCGGCGACCGGGCCACGGGGGTGATCCTGGCGCGGGCGGCGAGCGGCTACGGGGAGATCACTGTCCCGGTCAACAGCTACCTACAGCCGGTCACCTCGAGCGCCGCGGGCACCAAGATGGTCGACCGCAACCAGCTCGTGCGCACCACCCAGGCCATGGTGGTCACCGAGGCGGGGACGGTCCTGCCGGTGGCAAGCCTCGGTGGCGGAGCGAAACAGAACTTGGCGAAGTCCACGCTGCTGCGCTGGGACCCGCCGCTGACGGGCCTCGTGGCGACGGCGACCGTACACGGGGCCGCCCTCGCCGGCGGAGCCGACCCGGCCGCTGGCGCCACGGCCGCGGTCAAGGGGATCCTGGCCTACGAGACGATGCCGCGGGCGGAGGCCCGGGACCTGTTCAACGCGGGCGTGGGGCCTGTCCCCGCGGTGGTGGTGACGTGGGCGGGCAGCGGCGGACGGACGGGAGCCGGCGAGGGCGTTACGCGTCACACCGACCTGTGGAAGATCTACGTGGTGACCGCCTCCCACGCCGAGGCGATGGCCCGGGTGGACGAGGCGCTGGACATTCTCGACGCCATCGAGGGCTACCTCGAGCAGCGCTCCAGCTACGGCGGCGTCGTCTTCTCGTCCCCGCCGGCGGAGGTGCTCGACAAGGTGCTGGTGCGCGCCAACTCGGAGAGCTTCATCTACGCGGTGACGCTGCGGACGCACAGCGCTGTCCGCAGAATCGAGACCCGGTCGATCGAGGACGGGGACTGGGCGCTCTGGAAGACGACGAGCTACCAGCTCCAGGTCGCCACGGTGCCCCCCTTGGCCGTCGTTCAGGAGGCCACATACGGTTTCGGTGAATTCGACGAGTCGTTCTCCGACGACTTCGCAACCGCCGACGCGTAGCCCCCTCCACCCCATGGCCGACACCGAGCGCACCCTCGCCGAGCTGCAGACGCTGCTGGCGACGAACACCGAGAAGGCGGTAGGCGCGCAGGACCTGCGCGACTTCCTCGTCTCGGCGCTTGGCGGCTACGGCCACATCTACGTCGCCGGCGGCTCCACCGCGCAGACCGGTCTGGACACCACCCCGGTGGACGTGGACGCGTGGGCCTCGGACGGCGAGGAGGACGGCCAGAACGTCGCCCCGGCTGCCGCCACCAACGAGATCGTGATCGCGGTCGCCGGCAAGTACCAGGTCAGCTACTCGGCGAGCTTCGACGGCACGGCCGCCACGGACTTCCTGTTCGACCTCGCTCTCGACGGCACGCCCACCGGCCGAGCTCGAGCGCGCCAGAGCGCCGACGGCTCGAGCGTCCACCACGTGGGCGGCTCAACGGTGCTGAACGTCGCGGCGGGCCAGTCCCTCACCCTGCAGGTCGCCGCCGTCGCCGGCAGCGCCAAGCAGATCACCGTCCGCGAGGCGAGCCTCACGGTCAAGCGAGCCGGATAGGAGCCATGCTGCGATGACCCGCCCCGAGTCCCACCCGTTCGTGAAGTTCTTCTCCGGCGTCCCCGGCAAGCCCTGCTCGCGCTTCGGCACCGCCAGCCCCGGGATGCCCAACGAGATCATCGGCGGCCGGCGCATCCCCATCGAGGACGCCAAGCCCGACCCGGTCACCGGCCAGGTGTCGAGCTACCGGATCGAGATCGACCCGGAGCAGGTGGTGGCGATCACCGCCGACGAGTGGGCGGCCTACGAGCGCGAGTACGGCCGCCAGCTTCGCGAGGGCGCGCTCAAGGAGCGCACCGAGGCGGAGTTCTGGGCGCACGTCGAGGCCGCCAAGAAGGCCCCGGCCGCTGCTGCTGCTCCAGCCGACGAGACGAACACGCTGCGGACCTCCAAGAGCTCAAAGGCCAGCAAGGCCGATCCACCCATCGCGTAGTCCCCCACCCAGCTTCGACGGCGCTGCTGCGGTCGCCGGCGAGACCCTCTGAGGAGTCCTCCCCATGTCGGGTTTCCCCCTCGCAGTCGCACCCTCCGTCCGCAGCCCGGGCATGTACCTCAGCGTGGATCTGCTCGCGGGCGAGTCGAGCCCCGGGACGGCCACCCTCCGCGCGCTGATCATGGCCGAGAAGTCCTCGACCGGGACGATCACCGCCGACACCCAGCTGGTGCAGGCCGTCTCTGGCGCCGACTACGTGGGCACGCTGCTCGGCACCGGCACCAAGGGCCACCTCTGCGCCAAGGCGCTGTTCGCGGAGTACCCGCTGGCGACCGTGGACGTGGTGGCCCCGACCGAGAGCGGGGGCGCTGCCGCCACCGGCACGTTCACCTTCGCGTCCGGCCCGCCCGTCAAGAGCTGGACGGTGAAGGCGAAGATCTGCGGGCGCACCATCGAGATCACCTGGGCGGCCGGCGAGACCGACACCGCGGCGGCCACCAAGCTCGCGGCGGCGATCAACGGCCAGACCCTCGACCTGCCCGTCACGGCCGCGGGCGTGCTCGGCGTGGTGACGATCACCGCCAAGACGAAGGGGCCCTGGGGCAACGACATCACCCTCAGCGTCCAGATCACCGACGGCACCACCGGCACCTGCACCGCCAGCGGCGCCAAGTGCACCGGCGGCACCACCGAGCCGGCGTTCACCACCGCCCTGGCGACCGTGGCGGGCACCGAATACGACTACATCATCCCGTGCACGTCGAACGCTGACGCCGAGACGGCGAGCGCGACCAGCGCCCCCGGGCGCGTCAAGACGCACATCACGACCTACCAGGCCGGCCGCCGAGCTCGCCTGCAGCAGTGCGTGGTCGGCGTCTCGGGCGCGATCGCCGACACCAAGACCGGCACCGGCCAGCACAACTTCGGGCCGATGGTCTACCAGTACGCCCAGGGCCTGCTCTCGCTGCCCTGTGAGCTCGCCGGCGCCGAGGTTGGGGCCCGCATGAAGGCGCGCTCGCTGCGGCCGAACGCCAACCGCATCGAGATCCCCTACGTCGCGACGCTCTACCCGTCGGCCGACCTCACCGCGGACGCGCTCACCGACACCGAGCTCGAGGACCTGCTGCAGTACGGCGTCAGCCCCTGCAGCTACGACTCGAGCGGCGGCCTGCAGCCCGCCCGCCCGATCACGACCTACCACAAGGACTCGGCTGGCAACGCCGACGGGCGCCTGCTCGACGTCGGCCAGGTCGACTCGATCTACGACATCGCCAAGGACCTGCGCTCCAGCGTCGCCCAGGAGTTCAAGGGCTCCAACCTCAGCAAGGACCTGGCGCCCGGCGCCGAGCCCAACCCCGAGGGGGTGGTCGAGGAGCGCGACGTCAAGTCGTTCATCAACGGGCGGATCCTCTTCTGGGTCCAGCGCGGCGTGGTGGTCCGCGACAAGTACGTCAAGGCCCGCGACGAGGGCTCGTTCGTCGTCCGCGTCAACCCCTCCGACGTGAGCCAGTGCGACATCGTGCTCCCGCTCGGCATCGTTCCTCCGCTCGCGAAGTTCTCCCTGGTCGTCCAAAACGTGGGCGCCAACTGACCTGGAGTCTGAATCATGGCCGACGATCTTCTGCTGTACCCGCGAGGCCAGATCGGCTTCGGGTCGGGCAACCTCAAGACGGCGACGATGGGGAACTTCAAGGTCTCCAACGGCGCGAAACTCCGGCACGCGCTCGCCCAGAGTCCGGCCGGCGTCTCCCTCGGCGCGATCGACTGTACGGGTACCTTCAGCATGGAGGTCAGCGAGAACGGACCCGAGCGCGGCGTCATCAACGACGTGCTCCAGGGCACCCCTCGCGGCTTCCGCTTCAAGGACGCGACCACGACCTACGAGATCAAGGGCACGCTCAACGAGGCCACCTGGGACCAGGCGAGCGTCGACGAGCCGGTCAAGATCACCGCGAACTTCGTGGGCAAGATCTCGATCCTCTGAGCCGGACGGCTCCATGGGCCATGGTGAGGGGCGGCCGATACCTTCCCCTCCATGGGCAACATCAAGTCCGGCTCAGCTGCGGCGCCGGCACGAAAGCCGCAGTGGCAGGAGAGCAACGCGATCGCCGAGTGGTTCGCGGGCAAGCGACCCGAGGACCTCGACATCGTCGAGTTCGGCGAGCAGCGGCTCTACCCCGACAGCCTCAAGCGGCGATCGACGAAGGACCCGGACAAGCTCGTCGAGGCGCGAGTGCGCATCCGGCCGCCGACCTCGCGCGACAAGGCGCTGGCACGGGTCGACGCGCTGGTCTGGGCGCGCGAGATCGTGGCCGAGCGCGTGAGCCGGAGCGCGCAGCTACCGGATCTGTTCACCATCGAACAGGCCGAGTCCTACCTGGGGCGCGTCTACTTCGACGAGCTCGACACCAAGTGCATCGTGGCGCGCTGCACCCACGAGTGGGAGCCGCCGCACGACCAGTACCTGCTGCCGGAGTTCCTCGACAAGGCCCACGACTCGGCCTCGATCATGGACCTCTGGGACCGGATGAACTTCTGGCACAGCTTCTGCGACGTCCGCGTCTCCAACCTGAGCGAGGAGGCCACGCTGCAGGTGCTCGCTGCCATCGACCGCGTGCGGAATGTCTCCCCTTTAGTCGCTATCGCTGGCGGCGCGCGGGACAACTTTATCGTTTCTATGGCCGGCCAGCTGTTGAGCTTACGGACGCCCAAGTCCTCCTCGGGCTCCACCACGACGTAGACGCCACCCGCTCCGCCAAGGAGCTCGGGCGCCTGCTCGCCCCCCTGTTCGCCCCCACCCTGACCGAGCGCTATGGCTGACAAGACCGCAAGCGTCCGACTCGACCTCAAGAGCGAGGGCTTCCAGCAGGGGCTGAAGCAGGCCGAGAGCAAAGCGGGCTCGAGCGCCAAGACCATGGGGCAGAGCTTTGGCTCGGCGATGAACGCCGGCGCCAAGGCGGGGCTCGATGCGGTCAAAAGCATGTTCAGCTCCATCAAGCAGGGCGCGCAGATGATCGGTGGCCTGGTGGGGAGCATCGGGATCGGGGCGCTCACTAAAGGGGCGATCGAGAGCGAGCAGAAGTTCCGCGCGCTCGCCTTCACCATGGGCGCCGGCTCGGGCGAGTTCGCCAAGTACAACGACCTGCAGAAGAAGGCGCAGGAGAGCGCCCTGCGCTGGGCGGTCAGCTCCGACGACCTCGCGGGCGCCATGGACTCGGTGTTCAACACGGTGGGCGACGCCGCCTACACGGTCGACACCATGGACGCGATCGCCAAGGCCATGCGCGCTTCTGGGCAGAGCGCCCAGACGCTGGCCCCGCTGGTGGCCGAGGCCAACCGGCAGTTCGGCATTACCGCCGACCAGATTGACGAGGTGCTCCCGGCCATGCTGAGCCTCGGCAGCCGCGGCGGCCTCAGCGTTCAGGAGCTCGGCTCCCAGATGGGCATGCTCGGCTCCCTCGCCTCGGTGGCGGGCGAGAAGGGGGAGAGCGGCCTGCGCCGGATGCTCGCCGGGGCGAACATGATCAGCGCCGCCAGCGGCCGGGCGCGCACCGCGGTGAGCGACCTCAACAACGTGCTCGGGCGGATGCAGGACTCGGCGACGCTCGACAAGATCAAGAAGGAGTTCAAGCTCGACCTCGCCAAGGGGGACATGTCGAGCCTCGATCGCCTCGAGGCGGTCATCAAGGCGACGAAGGGCAGCGCCGGCGACCTGTCCAAGATCTTCGGCCCCGACCTCGGCGCGACCATCGCCAAGGCCTTCGGCGGCTTCGACAACCTCAACGACGCGCTCAACAAGGCGGCCGAGTCGTCGCTCGACGCGGCGGGGCTCGAGGACCAGGCCAACCGCAACATGGAGAGCGCCCAGGCCGGCTTCGACAAGGCGCTGGAGACGCTGAAGCAGGCCTTCACCAAGCCCGAGATGATGGACGCGATCACCGAGCTGGCGCAGTCGCTGCCGAAGCTCGCCGAGGGGGTGGCGTCGATCGTCGACATGGTGGTCAACAACCCGGTGCTGGCGGCTGGCGGCGTGCTCGGGCTCAAGGCGCTGGGCGGCGGAGTGGAGGCGGCCATGTCGAAGGGGGGCACCACCGCTGCGGCGGCGATGGGCACGAGCATCACCACCGCGGGGAGCGCTGCGGGCGCGGCCATGGGCGGAGCCATCGCGGCTCTCGCGATCGCGGCGGTGGCCGGAGCGGTAGACCAGGGGATCAAGCTCTACAAGGACCTGAAGACGGCCGCGCAGGACGAGAAGGACCTAGCGCGCAACATGCTCGACAACGCCAAGCGCCAGGGCAAGGAGGTGGCGGAGATCACCGACAACGAGGGACGGACGCAGTACGTCACCGAGGACGCCAACGGCAACATCCAGGTCTCCGACCGCCCCTACGAGGTGGTGCCCGACATGGCCGGCGCTCGAATGGGCGGCATGCGCGGGTTTGCCGGCAAGGCGGCCGAAGCAATCGACGCCGTGCGCCCCTCTGCCGCTCAATGGCAACTGCCGCTCCGCGAGGGTGGCCAGTTCCGGATGGACCGGGACGCTGGGTCCGGCGCCACGTACGCCGTGCCGCAGGAGGCCGCTGCGCAGCAGAAGGACCGCACCCAGGAGATCGTCGCGGCCGTCAACCGCACCAACCAGGCGATGACCCGCACGCTCTCGGTGAAGGTCACCAACGAAGTGCGCACCGTGAGCAGCGCTCCCGGCGGTGCTCCTCCGGCCCCAGGCCACACCCCGAGGCCCTGACCCATGCCAGAACCCCAGGCGATCTTTCCCCAGTACCAGACGGCGAGCTGGAAGCCAGACGGCGGCAAAGAGGTCAAATTCCCGGTCGCCTCGATCACCGAGGAGTTCGCCAATCGGGTCCCGCGCCATCGCCGCATCCGCCGCAGAGGAGCGCGGCTCGACTGCACCGGCAGCGACGCCCGCGAGTGGCACATCGTCGTCGCCCACTACAACGACCCCGACCAGGAGCCGGGCATCGGCGACGGAAACGCCCAGTACCCCGACACCGTCAACGCGCTGTGCGACAGCTTCGACGTCGAGGAGACCGGGGAACTGGTCACCCCCACCCGCGGAAAGCGCCGCTGCAAGGCGTGGCGCTACACCCGCCAGGAGACCGCCGAGGAGCGGGACGTCGCGCTGGTGACCTACATCTGGGTGGAGGACGCCGAGGACGACGCGAGCGCCGCTTCGTCCACCGCGCCGAGCGCCTCCAGCGCCGCCAAGCCGGCCGCCGAGTCCGCCGACTTCCAGCTGGCGACGCAGGGCGCCAACTCCAACTCGTTCGGCGACACCATGGACGACCTCCAGGGCCTCGCCGAGGCCCCCGGCACGTTCGTCAACGACATGGACGCCAAGGTCAACGGCATGGTCGGCCAGGTCGAGGCCGTCGAGAAGGCGTTCGCGGTGGAGGGCAGCAAGGCCGCCAACGAGGTGCAGCTCCTGCTCACCAACCCCGAGGCATCCCACGCCGGCAGGGCCCTTCGCCTGGTCAGCGACACGGCCAGCAAGATGCCGCTCGAGAAGGCGATCGGCGGCGCGCTCGGCGTCGGCCCGGCCACCAAGACGGTCCGATTCCACACCTGGGTTTCGATCTTCGACGTGGCGACCCGGTACGGGCAAAACTCCGCCGACCTGATGCTGCTCAACGCGGGCATGCCCAACCACCTGGCGATCCCGCCCGGGACGCCGATCCTCATCTACGACGAGTAGGCAGGGGGCGACTGTGGCGAAGCGCAAGCCCGACCAGATCGTGGTGGAGTCCGCGGGCACCGCCTTCGACGGCTTCGAATCGCTCGAGATCACCAACGACATCACCGGGCCGAGCGAGGCCCGCCTGGTGATCGGCGACGACGGCGCCTGGGAGGAGCTCGAGCAGAAGGTCAAGCCGGGCACCGAGTGGAAGGTCAAGCTCAACAACCGGCTGCGCCTGACCGGGCGGGCGGAGGTCAACGAGATCCCGAGCGACCCCGACAGCGGCACGCTCGTCCAGCTCACCGTGCGGACCAAGCGCACGGACGCCATGGTCCGCTCGGCCGAGCCGGTGACGGTGCAGAACACCACGATCAAGGCGTTCATCCTCGCCCTGTATGGCCAGCTCGGCTACGGCGAGGCGGACTTCGTCTTCGGCGAGTTCGCGGACGTCGAGCTCATGACCGGCAAGAGCGGAGCCGGCAAGGCGAACGTCGACAACCTGGCGTCCATCACGGTCGAGCAGGCGAAGGTCCAGCCGCCTGAGACGATCCACGAGTGCGCGGAGCGCCACCTTAAGCGCTACCAGGCCACGCACTGGGACGGGCCGGACGGCAAGATCATCGTCGGCCGGCCCGACGACACCCAGGCGCCGCGCTACGTGCTGCTCGCCAAGCGGGGCGCCAAGAGCGGAAACAACGTGCTCCGCTGCCAGCGCGTGATCGACTGGACCGACGTGCCCCGCAAGGTGCGCGTCTACGGCCACACCTTCGGCCGGGACATCACCTCGAGCCACTTCAGCGGCGAGGCCCAGGACGACGACGTGGACGCCGTGGCGGCCGCCACCGGGCACTTCGACCGCCTGGTGATCGTCCAGGACCAGCAGAGCAAGGCGGCCGACGCGGCTGCCAAGACGGCTCAGCGCGAGCTCAGCGCGCGCATCCGGCGCAAGCACGCCTGGGAGCTGGAGACCGACGGCTGGAGCTGGTGGAACGGCAGCGAGCAGGTGCCATGGGCGCCCAACACGACCGTCGAGGTGGACGTCGAGGCGGGCGGGCCCAAGGGGACGTTCCTGATCGTTCGGACGGTGCTCAAGCTCGACCTCGAGGGCGCGGCCACGACGGCGATCACCTGCGTGGCGCCGGGCGTGTGGCAGCTCTAGTCGGTCACCATGTCGAACGCGACGAATTGCCCCGGCTCGACGGCGCCCATCAGCAGGTAGAGCGTCTTGCCGGCCAGCGTGCCCGTCATGTCGACGCACGTGGAACCGGCCTTTGCGTAGATGGCGTTGCTCTGGATCGTCGTCGAACTCACCTGGTAGACGGTGGCCAGGTACTCCGCCGCGCACCCGCCCGAGATGGCAAGCTCAGAGACGTAGGCGGGCGCCTGGCAGCTGCTGGGCACCGCCGCTACCATGTCGGAGCAGCCAGCGTCGAGGTAGACCGCTGTCGCCCCCGTTGCCGGGAGGCAACGCCTGATGCCGTCTGATGCCAAGGCCAGCGCGCACGGGACGCCGATCTCGGTGTCCTGCCATCCGGCAAACTGTCGGGAGCCGTCGTCCCCTGCCCAGTAGTTGGCACGCAGTCGCGATCCGCTCGGGCTGCATGCGGCGCAGGCCGGCGCTCCGCCTGTGCCCTCGCCTCCTGCCCCCGTGGTGAGGCCACCTGCTGCCCCGCCCTGGACGCTCGAGTCCTTCCCTAGGCCCGGGTCTCCGTTCGCACAGGCCACCGTAGCGGCAAGCAAGAATCCGATCGCAGCTGTTCGCATGTCTTCGTCCTCCCTGCCCCCCATGGTGCCCTAGCCCGGTGGGCCCGCACCAGCCCCAATCGCCATCCTGGCCCCCATGGCCATCGGCGAGTTTCTCCTGGCGATCGGCAAGGTCGCCGCCTCCAGCCTCTCGGAGGAGGCGAAGGCGATCCTGCTCAACCTGAGCTTTCTCGAGGGCCTCGGCAGCACGCCGGACACCTCGGAGCTCGAGCCCATGCTCGGCCCGCCCGGCTTCTACTGCCGACCGAAGCCGCCGGTGACCAAGGACCAGGCGACTGGGATCGATCCCGAGGGCCACGCCGAGGTGGTGGGCGTGCGTATGGGCGACCAGGTGGTCCCGCTCGGCTTCCGCGACCTGCGGCTCAACGCCCAGCTCAACCCGAAGGTCGGCGAGGTCGGGCTCATCGGCTACGGCGGAGGCTTCATCTGCATCAAGGACAACGACGACGGCAACGGCAGCTCGATCGCGCTCTACGCCATGCGAAAGAAGAGCGACGGCAGCCCGGACAAGCAGAGCGCTGTCAGCATCGACACGACCGCGGCGAACGCCCACGTCTCGATCGTCCACGAGGCGGGCCAGTCGTTCACGATGACGAAGGACGGTCACATCGTCATGGCGAATGCCGCCGGGGACGCCTCGATCATCCTCAAGGACGACGGGCAGATCCTGCTCAACGGCACAGCGATCGTTCTGAACGGCAGCGTCCACATGGGCAGCAGCGACCCGACGCTGGGCGTGCCCATCATCATCGGAGCGTCAGCGCCGGGCGCCCCGTCGGCCATGATCACCGCTGGCAGCTGAGTCATGGCCACGGCGTGCGCCTTCCCGCCGCTGCCTGCGCTCGGCTTCGGCATTCCAGCGTTTCCGCCGCCTATTCCTGCACTCCCGGCCCTGCCCACGATCGGTCTCCCCGGGATCACGCTGCCCTCGCTCGGCTTCGGCATCCCGGCGTTTCCGCCTCCCCTGCCCACCTGGCCGGCGCTGCCTAGTATCCCGTGTCCATTGGATTGACCGGGGCCCCTCCGTGGGCCGTGCCTCTGGTCAGTCGATACCCTCGCGGCGATGGCCACCAGCTACGTGATCCCGCCCGCAGGCATCAGCGCCGCGGCGTTCTACGCGCCTGGCGTCGCCTTCGTCGACCCGGACACGCCCCCGGGCCTGCTCTGCGACAACGTCGACCCGGCCACCGGCGAGCTGAAGAGCCTCTTCACCGCTCCCCACCCGGTGGACGCGGCCCGCGAGATGGCCTTCCGCGTCCGCTACGAGTCCGGGGCCGCCACCGGCCGCATCGGCAACCGCTTCCACGAGATCCGGCACAACGACGACCGGGCGGCCGCTCACCTCACCGACGAGGCGAAGCGCATCCTCAAGCCGTTCGTCGATCTGGAGCTGCTGGAGATCGAGAGCATCCAGGTGGACACCAAGCTCGCCCCTGATCTGGGCGCGCTGATGGTGCGCACCCGCAACCGGCTCACGACGGAGCGGGCGGCGTGACGATCACGGCCCGGGCTCCCGAGCGGGCCTTCCCGTTCTACGGTCGCGGCACCAACCGCGAGGACGTGCTCCGCAGCTTCCGCGTCGGCCTGCGCCACCTCACCAACCCGGACACGGGCGTCGCCTTCACCGAACGCGAGATTCAGACCGCGACCAGCGATCTGACCCGCTGGTGGATGGAGGCGGACGCCATCGACCTGATCCTGCTGAGCGGGCAGGCGCGGTCGCTGTGGCTCGCCGACCAGATGCGCATCGACCGAGCGAGCTCGAGCTGGCTCGTCGGCTACCACGGCGAGCAGTGGGGCGAGGCTCCCCTGGACGCGGTGGGCGGCAGCGGCCCGGCCGACGCGCTGGCCCCTGTGGGCACCCTCTTCCGCGGCTCCACCGTGCTGCCCGACCCCACGGCGTGCCAGTGCGTGGACGCCGCGGGCAACAGCTACCAGGTGCTCTACACGGTGATCTCGGCGCTGGTGGGCGGCACCGCGAAGGCGCTGGTGACGCTTCGGGCGCTCGACACCGGGACGGACACCAACATACCGAGCGGCACCGAGCTCAGCTGGACGCTCAACAAGCCGGCGCTGGCGGCTGAGAAGCTCACCACCACGGCGGACTTCACCGGCGGCACCCCCGTCGAGACCATGGCGCAGTTTGCCAAGCGCCTGCTCGACCGCATCCGCCACAAGCCGGCCGCGGGCAACCGGTCGCACTTTCGCCTCTGGACGCGCGCGGCGAGCTCGGCGGTCGAGGACGCGTTCATCTACCCGTGCGCCATGCACGCCGGCACGGTGATCGTGGTGCCGACCCAGAAGCGCTCGACGTCGAGCGGCCCGACGGCGCGCGTTCCCTCGAGCGGCACGCTCGCCGACGTGACGACCTATCTCGTGCCACCCGCCTCCCCCGTGGTGCCGACCCCGCCGCTGGTGCTCGTCGTGGCCGGCACAACCCAGAGCGCCGACCTGGTGCTCGGGCTCGGCATGCCGATCGGCCAGTCGAGCGGCTGGACCGACATCAGCCCATGGCCGACGCTCGGGGCCGGCATCACCAGGTACACCTCGATCACCGCGGTGACCGACCAGACGCACTTCCAGATCACCCGCGGCACGACATCCGAGGACCTTCCGGCCGGCGTCACCGCGCCGAGCATGATGGTCTTCGACCACGCGACGAGCCGCTACGAGAAGCTCGACGTGCTGAGCGTCATCCTGAGCGCCGGCGACGTCTTCGACGTGGTGCTCAACGCCGCGCCCGCGGTGACCCTGGCGACGGGGCAGTGGGTGTCGCCCGACGCGGGAAGGCGCGAGCTCCTCGCCGAGACCATCGAGGCCTACTTCGACTCGCTCGGGCCCGGCGAGGTGGTGGATCTAGACGCCGACACCCGAGCCCATCGCGCCTACCGCTTCCCCGAGACGAGCGAGGACTGGCCCCAGCGAGCCGGCGAGGCGGTCACCGGCTGGCTCCACGACGCGCTCGGGGCGGCGCTGGCGGACAGCAACCTGGAGACGATCTCGGCCACCTTGCCCGCGGTGCCCGCCGATCCAGCCGATGGGCCCGAGCGGCTCGTGCTCGGCAAGGTGGGCGTCTACCCGCTGTAGGAGTGACCAATGGGAGGCTTTCCGACACGACCTAGCCGCCTGGCCTTCGGTCCCACGCGCACCGACGACGGCGCGGTGGTCGACCACGACAAATACGTGGCCGCCCAGGTCTTCAACTTGGATCACTGGCAGACGGCCGGCCTCGGCGTCGTCGCCCCGCGCGCCTGGGCGCTCATGAGCTGGTCGGGCTCGGCCATGGTGATCCACGCCTCGGGCGAGGCCTGGGATCCGGACGGGGGCGCCGAGCCGACGCCGGCGCGCTCCGGCGCTGGCGCCTATACCCTGACCTACGATTCGACCTACCCGGACGAGGCGGGCAACGCGGTGGCCACCGGCCTGGTCGCCGGCGCCGCGCTCGTCCAGGCGCTCGGGGCCGGCTTCGTCGCCCAGGCCGTCCCCCAAGCCGACGGCCGCACGGTCGACGTCGAGGTGCGCACCATGGGCGGAGTGGGCACCGATCAGAAGGTGCTCGTCCTGCTCTGGTGACCACCGATGGGCTCGACCGGACGCTACAACCCGCTGCCCTACCACATCGGCGGCAACCCCTCGCCGGTCGAGCAGGTGTGGCGCACGCTGCGCAAGAGCCAGGGTCTCACCCACCAGGGCAAAGAGGTGGCGGGGCCGGTCGGGGGCATCGAGGACGAGTGGCGTCTCAGCAAGGCGCGCGTGATCGCCCGCTGCCTGCAGCTCGACGAGCTCGCGGTGCTCCAGGCCCTGCCCGGCAAGGCGACCGCTCACCTGGCCGTCTACGAGGACGAGCTCGGGATCGCCGCCGAGGGCACCGACGAGGAGCGCCGCGCGGCCATCGCCACCGCCTACACCGCACAGCTCGAGGCGGTCATCCCGGCGCTACGCCTGAAGCTGCAGGAGGTCGACAGCGGCCTGGACATCGTCACCCGCGACGACGCCGAGGCGATCTACACCCAGTTCGGGCGCTTCCTCGCCAACCGGCCCGCGCCGGACTACACGTTCACCGCCGGCCCGCGTCGCAGCAAGCTGCTGCCCAACTACTCCAGTCACTTCGTGCTGCTCGTCCGCTGGTCCGGCTCGGGCGTCCCCGAGACCACGATGCTCACGCAGGTGGAGCGGCTGCTCAACGAGATGCTGCCAGCCTGGGTGGACTTCACCATCGACAATGGCGTCGGTTTTTACCTCGACGGCTTTCTAGGCACCCTTCTCGACCTCACAGCGTTTTCGTGATGCCAGCACCAAGTCACATGCACACAGCCTTTGGGGAGGTGTCTCCTACCTACCGCTCATGGGCCTCCCTCGTTCAGCGCTGCACGAACCCGCGAACAACCGGGTATCACCGCTATGGCGGACGCGGGATACGGGTCTGCAAGCGATGGCGCAACAGCTTTGAGGCCTTCCTGGAAGACATGGGGGAGCGTCCGATCGGAACAATGATCGACAGGATCGACAACGACGGCGACTACGAGCCCGGCAACTGTCGCTGGGCAACGCCAAAGGAGCAGGCAGCCAACAAGACGCTGCCGCCGCAGAACAGCGCCAGAATCAAGATCGTCCACGGGCCGGTAGTCGACACGATCGATGGCTGGGCTGGGCGCACCGGGTTGAACGCGCCGGCTATTCGGGAGCGCATCAGAAGAGGGGATTGCGTCGCGGACGTCTTGCGCCCGCTGAACACAAGGAGATCCTGCCGTGGCTAACTTCGTACGCGTGAAGCCCGCTGGGTGGGCACTCAACGAGGTGCTCACCAGCGCGCAGATGAACCAGCTGGACATCGACCACGCCAAGAGCATCAACGGCGACGACGGCGGCGCCTGGGGCGGCGCCATC